GTTTTTGCTTCCGTATTTGTTGACGATAGAAGCAATTTCTGCTGTTCTTGCGGTAAGGCGCGAATTTATTCCTGCAATTACTGCATGAACACCCTGAAATTTAGCATATACAGCTTTATTTTGTACTGGGTTAGTAGAAGCTTTATCAAGTCCTGTGTCAACAGTTATTTTGTTCGCACCTGTTGCTATACCGTCTAATTTGGTTTTATAAGCCGTTGTAAAATCGTTTGTTGACAGCCCTTTGCCACTTACTTTATCTACTTTGTTGCCTAACATTTCTTTTAAGACTGCACAAAGATTTTCAAAACTTGTTTTAATACTCATAAGGTCCTCCAATATTTTCTTTTAAAATTTCTGTTCAATTGTTCTTATCGTTCACTCACATACAGTTCGTTGTCTTCTATACTTTGGCTTAATAACGACAGTGCATTACCTGCTGATAATTTGTCAGTAGCCGTTACAACATCTATCAGGTATACTGTTGAGCCATTTTGTGTTGACGGTTGTCCGACTGCTATAGCATATTCATCTCCGTTGTCGCTTTGTATAACAAGCTTGATAAACATTTTTCTGTTTACTGTTGTGAATTCATAGTCAGTAATAATAAACGAATCGTCTACTTGCTTTAAGCCCTCACGAAGCGTACTTAATATTTCTTCTTCCGAAGGGTGCTTTGTTAAAATCACTCTGAAATTAATGCCCTCATTTTCATTGAGTTCCCACTCGCCTTGATTTGTCCCGAGAATTAATTGGATTTTTTGCATTGTCAGTCCTTTATCATAAACAAGTTGCACATCGTGATTACTTATTACAACATCACCATTTACAATTTTTAAATCCTTCATTCATTCACCACCTCATTAAGTTGTAAGCATTGCTCTAAATTCTTCTTTTGTGATTGTTACATCGTCTTCTGACGTGCCGCTTTTGCCATTAAGGCAGCCGATAATTATCGAATCACTTAGTGAGTGCCGCCTTTGAGAAGGTAATGCAAATTGTCCGTGCCTTGTTTGTGATATATCTCTCTCACTGCAAACACAGATTACTACAGCACCTGCTTCAACATATTCAACTACGGACTGACTTATAGGAACATTTGGTATCAATGCTTGCTTTTTTCCATTTGCATCAGAAACAGCCTTTATCAACGACAAAGGCTGTACATCAGCATAAGAGCCATTAACTCTTGTAATCTTCCCTAAATAGCAAGTATGCGTTGTAAGTAGTTTCTGCTCTACTAAATTATTAAAGAAGTTAAGTTTCATAACATCATTCCTATAATATGTTGACTTAAATCAACTTGAACCCATAGAAGTTTATGTTTCCTGTTCCACTGTGAACCGTAATTCTATGTAGTCCCAAGTCAAGACCTGTTATTTCTTGTTCTTGGTGTTCAAGATTATACGTTACACCGTCAACTACAATATACTGACTGTATTGGTTGCCACAATAAGACTTCAATGTAAGCTTGTTCTTTGAATCGACAAAAACCCATATATCCATTACAACCTTGTCATTTGTACTTTCTGCACTCGCTCGCATTTTAAATCCGTTTGTTATGGTATCGAGCATTTTAATTTCAGATGCTACATTTGCATCAGAACTCAAATCACTTTTCAAACCGTAAGTATCAAATCCAATTTTATCAGCACCTTCAATCCATATTACTCTTGGTATGAGGTGAGCAAAGAACATTCCTGCTTCATACTGATGCCCTTTGTCGTTGAAGTGACATCTGTCTGCTGTTATTTCTCCACCCACGACATCAGAATACGTTATAAAGTTATGCGTAAATTTTGATACATCAATAAGTTCAAGATTGTATTCGTTAGCCAATTCATATTTTATCTTATTGGCATATGACATAGTTATCCATTCACGTCTTGAAACTCGTGTTGAATTTTCTAATCCTGCCTGACAAGTCAGAAGAAAAGGCTGTATTCCGTTTTCATAGCACTTTCTTATTATTTCTTCAAAATTTGATTTAACGGCATTATACTGAGATTCATTTGTTGGTCTATCGTTAATTCCAAAGCTCAAACCTATCATCAATGTGTCAGCATAATTTTCATTTTCAAGAATTTCAGCATTGAAGTTTGCGTTAAACCAAGCCGCTGTTTTCCCTGAAAAACCTGCGTTATAAATCCTAAGGCTGCTATTAGCTGGAATTTCTGCTTTTAAATAATCTTCTAACAATTTTGTGTATATGTTTGGTAAAACGTGGTCTGTTCCAATGACATTAGCCTTATATCCAGTAGTCTGATAACCGTCCGTGGTACTGTCTCCTGCAAAACAAACAGGGAATTTCTTTCCCGAGCTCCACGCCATAAATGCATCTTGCAAGTTATATATTCTTTCTTTGTATTTTTCAACTTCTTTGTTTTCGTACTCAAAATATACGCCAAAGTAAAAGTTTCCTGTCGGCTCTGTTGATGTTGGTATGCTTGCGTTAATACCTATCCATTTAGCATTATTAGTACCAACATATTTATTTACATATGCTCCTTTGCCACTAATTGCAATATAAAAATCACAATATATATATTCGTTGACATCTATATAATTTTCACCTGCGGCAATTGTTTTTGTATAATACCTAAACGGAACATAATTGCTACCTGAAACACGATACAATATTATCGTTGTGCTACCTGCTTCCAGTCCTTTTATATAGATACGATTGACAAAGCCTTTACTGAATTTATCAAACACAAAGTATGCATTGTATGCCCCTGTTGATAACTTTGATGTCAACGCAAAGTCAGGCGTGTTTAAAAACAAACTCTTTTTGTGTGTTGCATTTTCTATATAGTCCCACACTTTTGTCATCGGTCCGTATTTTACAGATATTGCAAATTTATAGAAACCTGAAAATTCGTTTGCGGCTTGTTCGCCTGCAACAATATATTGTGTATTCTTAATTGCCGATTCTGAATTTTTTGCGTAATTCACTCCTGCACCATTATAGCTTGCGAATGCAATGCAAAATTCCGTATCTATTACTTTGTTCACTGTAATGTTATTTTCACCTTTTACCGCTTCTATATAATACATTTCAAACGGTATGAATATATTATTTTCAAGCTTATATAAATAGATTTTAATAGTTCCTGCATTACCTGAATGAACTGTTATTTTTTCTATGTAGCCCTTATCAAACACCATAGAATGCAGATATGCATTTGCCGCTCCTGTTTTTGCTGACAATGTAAGTGCTGATAAATCAGTATATAGTTTCAATGTTTCACCATTGTTGAAATCGTCTTTCAGACCTTCAATTTCTGCTGATGTTGTCGTGTCTGCTGTATCAAGTCTTTCTTTTAAGTTTGCATAAGAAGTTCCGTCAGCCCCAACTCTTGCCTGAACGACTTCTGCCGTTGCATCACCGGTGCCTGTGCTTGATGTTACTATATTATCAATCTGATTTTGTAACGCTTTATCTTTCGTGTCTATTTCCGACATTGTGTAATAAGCAGATTTTAAGTTTTTCCAATCTGTATTCCCATTTCCAACCTTCATTGAAACTTCGTTGTTGCTTTTTACTTCAAAACCTAATTCACCGTCAAGCAACGTTGGATTTGTGCGATTCCAGTTTGCCGTACTGTCTTTAGCGTTCATTATTCGTACTTTTTTCTCTGACATAAATATTTCCCTCCTTTTACACTTGAATGATTTTTGCCTTTGTAGTAAAGTTGCTTCCGTCATAATTATGACTTCCTTCACGTACTCTTAAATTCGAGCCACTATAGTTCTTACTACTTAATTCAATGATACTTGCTGTTTGTAAACGGTGCTGTAGCAAACACTCTATTTCGAACCCTTTTATCGTATCTTTATATTCTTCTCTGTCACTTGCTTCTTCAAATTCCGATACGCTCAACAGCCCTGTATCTGCTGACAGCTTAAAGCGTGTGTTATCTCCGTCTTTCAGCGGTCGTACATAGATTTTTTGCTTACATACATAAGCTGATACTCCACATACAGTTGCATACTGTTTAATAGCATCTGATAGGCTTCCGTCAACCGACACTTCATCTTTGTATGTATAATCTCGTGACACCTTAAATACAGCAACAGGCAATCCAACTTTTTCAACTAAGTCTTTTAATATGTAGCTTGCTTTCTTTCCTGCTGAATAGCTGATACTTGTAACCGCATTGCCGTTTTCATCTTTACTTCCGTCACCTTTAATCGTTTGATTATATCTGCTTTTATCATCTATCGCCCTGATTTCTGTGATACGGTCTAAATCATTCCAATAACTTTTCTTTGATGATATATAGCCACTAAAGATAACGCCTGTATCGTTTCCATATCCTGCTGTAACAGTTATAGTAGCTTGATTCTTTATCTGATTAATAGTGTTGTCAGATAAGTTGTACACCGTTATTTCCGCCGTATTTGCAGCCGTATCATCGTCAAACGGTATTGTGAATTCACAGTCCAATTCACTATTTTTAATAGTTACATTGCCTGTTTGGATAATCACTGTCTGATTAAACTGACCCTTTATTTCACAGTCTTTTGCATCTACTTGATTTTTTAATTCTTTCAATGCAGTTACTAACTGCGATTTTCTGGAGTTCTTATTTTCGGTTATTACAGCTTTACTGTTCATTTTCATCGTCCTCAAAATTGTTTATTGTCAAGAATACAGTTTCACCAAAATTCTCATATGTTATATCTGTTTCCCGACCTGATTCATCGTATGGTTCTATCGTGAGAATAGGAAAATCGCCACTTGTATACAAATCTCCAAACAACGGCATACCGAAAATTAAAGGCTCATCATAAACTAAGACCTTATCATTTTTCGATAAGGTCACAGTGAATAAATCAAATGATTCATTATATTTAAATTCGAGATTATACCACTCTGATGCAAGTAGTATGTCAAAACTATAAGGCAGTAGGCTTTTATCAATTTCTATCCTGTCACGCATACTACACCTCCTAAATAAGAAAACCGCCTAACAATAGCTGTTAAGCGGTTATCCGTATAAATACAGAATTATAAAATGAAAGGGATTAATAATTATATGCAATCAAAATCTATCATACATATTATAGCACAATAGTTAATTTTTGTCAATAGTTATGGAATGAGAAATTTCTGATTGACATAAATCAAATCTGGATTTTTTATCTTATCTCTGTTTGCATTATATATTTTTGTGTACAATGCACCATTTCCATAATATTTTTTTGCTATTTTCCACAAACAATCCCCACGTTTAACCACATAATAACGTGCGTTGCTGTTTGCGTTGCTTTTTACTTGCTGAGTACCACTCTTTTTTGTTGATTGTACTTTTGGTGCAACATAAGCACTATTTGCAATTCTGATTTCTTTTATGTCCATAGAAAAAGAATACCCACCATTTACGGCATTGGTATTCTCTGTTTCAAGCTTTTCTATGATTGCATTTGATATGCTGTTTACGCCCTCATACTTTACATACAGCCCTTTTGCATTTAAGTTAATCAAATTCTGATAAACTGTCTTTGCAGTAACTGTTGCTCCGTTTGAGTTCTTGTAATCGACAATAAGCCCACTAAGTGAAATGGTTATAGGTGAACGTTTGATATTGTCTGTAATATCCAAGCCTTTTTCGACAGGGTGCGATGATACGTCAACATCTCTGCTTACTTTTTCGTTTTCAACAAATATATAATACCCATTGATATAACTCACTTTTCACACCCCCCTTATATTTCAACCACTGGTGGATTGTCATTGTCGAGATTTTCAAACACTTCATTCATTGCTTCTTTTATCCACTGCATAACTTTACGTTTATTGCCTTCTGTAGCACTTGCACCATTTAAATTAAGAGTGAATGACGGACTATAATTGTTTGTCTGATTTGTCGTGTTGTTCACAGCCGCTGTACTGCTTTCAGGTGTATATGTTGGTTCTGCACCTAAAATACTACCTGTCTGTTCCCAAAGGCTTAAAGCACGTCCTCGTTTGCTTTGTGACAACGGTATAGCCATTTCGCTACCGTCCTCACCAAATATACTCGGCTTGTTTGCTATACCACCATTTGCATAACCGTGTCCTTGATATGCTCTTGCAAGTGAGCCATATCTTGATGTTGCATATCTGACAGACGCAAGAATATTTGAAAGTGGGTCGTATATATTGCTGTTGAAGCCTGGCATTGCATACGCTTTAAATGTAGGGTCGATACACTGCATAAGACCTTTTGACGGTATTCCCTTTTTAGCATTACTATCCCAAAGATTTATTGCCCTTGGATTACCACCTGATTCTGTCTGCATTTGATACAAAGTTCTTTGAACGTTTGCTTCGCTATATTGACCTGTCATTTTAAGGGCTTGAATAACAGTTGAACGCCATTGCTCAACACCACCTGATGCCACATAGCTTGCTAAACTCTTAGCTCCAAATTCTTCAAACATCTTATCGACCCACGATACCATTTCATCGGTTACTGTTGTAACCATACCTTTACCAATATCTAAGGTTATTCCAGACATACCGCCATAGCTGATACCGTTTGCAATTTTATTAACTAAGCCCTTTGAATCGCCTATATAACTGAATACGTCAAAGTCTCCTGTACCGTCTGCATAGTTGAATGTTGGTGACTGTCTGCCCATAACTTGTGCTGTTTGTTCGGCAGGTAACACCTTCATTCCCTTTGGTGCGTTCGGTATAAGAACGTTTTTGCCCTTTGGTATAAATGTATTACCGTTAGGCATTTGAACTAATTCTGCACCGTTTCCGTCATTTACAACGGCATTTCCACCTTTGTGTCCGCCAGTGCCTTTTGCATATCCTTTCCACGAGGCAAGTGATTTACCTGAACCAAACTGTTTTAATACAAAGTTTGCACCGCTTATAAGCTTATTCATAAGAGGCTGACACGCACTTACAGCAGATGACCATACCGATGTTAAAGCACTCGTCAATGCTCCGCCTGAACTTCTTATCGCACTTCCCATTTTATTTGGCAATTGCCCTGCTTTTGATACAAGCTGACTTATACCTCTGTTGAGGATATTGTTCATACTTGACATCATTTGATTAAATACAGATGACATTGTGCTTGATGTTGTCCTTGTAGCTGATACAAGCTGATTAAGCATTGTTTGGCTCTTTGCTACCATTCTTGTAACCGCTGAACTGAATAAGTCAGGTGAAGCCGATACAAGTTTGAAAGCCACTGCTATTCTATTAAGCGTACTTGCAATGTTTTTGATAACGGATAAAAATGCTCTTGACAATGCTGTTGATTTTATTATAGCTCTTACATAAACATTAAATGATTTTGCTGTTGACATTAAAGGTATTGCAAGACTTGATATTGCAGGCTGTAACGCTCTTACTGCTGATGCAAGCGGTGGACAGCTTCTTGTTACTTGTGCCATTGCCGTAGGTATCACACTAAGCGATGCTTTTACAATCCTTGTAGAACTTGCAAGCGATGTGAATACTCTTGCTACACCTTGTAACGATGTCTGCATTTGTCTTGCACTCATCGCAACCGCTCTGAACGGCTGTACTAATGGAGCTAAAGCTACAATCAACATTCTTAACTTTGGTATTACAGGTGTAATTGCCGCCGCTAACGGTCGAAAAGCCACTTTAAACTGCAATGCTGCTCTACTTACACTACCTACCTTTGCAGGCAATGTAGAAAATGCTTGTGTAAACAAAGAAGGGAGTCTTGACAATTCGGCTGTTACTGACTTAATTGGGCTGAGTATGCCAGTAAGTTTTGACGGCAATTGATTTAACTGCGTTGTCATCTTGCTGAATGAGCCTGTAATCTGATTTGATACTTCTTCTGCTGATTTTGTCGTTCCTTGTGCCGCTATACTCATAGCATTTGAAGTTTGCGTTGACAATCCTTGTGCCGCTGTTGTAACTGCACCCTGACCGTTTGTTATGCCGTTTGCAAAGTTTGTCGACAATTGCAAACCTTGTGACTGAGTGTCTATGCCACTTGTAAGACCTGTTGAAAAACTGCTGCCTGTCTTTTTGCCTTCACTGCTTGCTTCTGCTTTTGCACTGTCACCGCCAAATATAGACTTGACACCACTCCATAAGCTTTTGCCTAATGACTTAACGCCGTCCCATATTCCATTGATGATGCTTTTGCCTAAATCAATCCAGTTTATTGACTTAATAGCGTCCCACAAGCCACTGAAAATCTGAGGGACCATTGCTATTAATTGCGGAATAGCTTGAACAATACCCTGTATCAATGCAACTATAATTTGAATACCTGCTTGTATGATTGTAGGTAAATTATTGAGTAAGCCTTGTGTCAGTCCGACAATTAATTGTAATGCTCCGCCCACTATTAACGGAATGTTATTTACAAGCCCCTGTACTAAGGATAAAACAAGTTGTATTGCAGACTGAATAATAATAGGTAAGTTTGCCAACAAGCCGTTTACAAGACCACTTATCAACTGCTGTGCCGCACTTATAAGCGTCGGAATCATATTAATCAATCCCTGAACAAGTGAATTGATAATCTGTATTGCTGATTGGATAATAACAGGGAGATTGTTTACTGTCCCTTGAATCAAAGTAGTAATGATTTGCAAGCCAATATTTATCAGCATCGGGATTGAAGCTGTCAATGCACTCATAAGATTTTGAATGATAACAGGTACTTGTTGTAATAATGACGGTATTGCATTCATTATGCCTTGAACAAGCCCTTGTAACAACTGCATACCTGCTTGTATAAATGCAGGCAATTGCCCGATTAAAGTATTCACCAAACCTACAGCCGCATTTACTATTGCAGGAATAAGTGTTGGTGCTGCTTGTGCCACTGATTTAAGCAACGCATCTATTAACTGCATACCTACAGTTATAAACTGCGGTATTAATTGCAATAGACTTTGTACAGCACTATTCAATGAATTGACTAAAGTTGATATTATTTGACCGCCTGATTGCTGTAGTACATTTAGCAAACCACTTATCAGCGACACAAAGCCGTTTAAAAGTGAGGTTGCTATCTGCGGTAATACTTTTGTTATGCTGCTTAAAAGTGGCGGTAAAGCATTAACAAGCCCATTTATAATGTCTGTTGCCGCACTTAATAACGGCGGTAACAATGAATTAATCATATTCGGTATTTCTTTCGAGATTATTGGTGCTAAATCCTTAATTAAATCTCCAATACCTTGTAACGACTGCTGAATTGCAGGCATTATATTTTTCGCAAATGTTTTTACACTTTCTACAAGGTTTGATACGCACTGCTTATATGTGTCTCCACCCTGTACAAGTCCAACTAACATATTAGACCAAGCCGCTTTCATTGAGTTCATCGAACCCTCAATTGTCGTGCTTGCTTCTCTTGCTGTTGTTCCTGTTATTCCTAACTTATCCTGAATAACGCCGATAGCATCATATACATCTGATAAGTTTGAAATGTCATACTTAACTCCTGTTATTGCCTGTGCATCTTTAAGAAGTCTTTGCATTTCTTCTTTAGTGCCGCCATACCCCAATTTGAGGTTATCAAGCCATTTACACCCTCGGTTTCCCGATATTTATTAGGGGATTAGACTATATCACTATCTCAAAAATCCAACCTTTTTTATTGCCTTTTTTATATTCTTTTTCGTAAGAAATTTGACTTTTATCGCATTTGAAATATTCAGCGGTTTCAGTTCTTGAATTAAATTCAAGAACTCTGCCGTCACGGTGCTTTGCAATGATATGTTTTTGCCTGTGCTTATTTCTTTCCGCTAACCCATACCCTAAGCAATTTTCTGATGCTGTAACCCACCTGAGATTATTTATACAGTTATTACGTTTGTTTCCGTCTATATGGTCAACTTGCTTCTTGTTGTCAGGATTGCTTATAAAAGCTATTGCAACAAGTCGATGTACGTACTGTGGTACTGTTTTTCTTCCCATCATAACTTGATAATATCCACTTGTTGAAAGATGAGGTTTTAATATTCTCCCTGTTCTGTCATTCCTGACTTCTCCATCATTGCTAACCGAATAATTTTCAAATCCTTTAATCTTTTCCCATTCTTGCATCGCTTTACTCCTTATAGTTATATTACAATACTATTTTACCATATTTTGGAATGAAGCAAAACAAGCATTGTTAGACAATTGTAAATTTTTTGAGATTGTACGCACTTCCCACATCGTATCAATAGATGCAGTACACGGACACGACCCCGTTAGTCGTTACACCTTACGTTTTCACGTCTTGGCACGGTATTGCCTGCTATCTTTTAAAAAGACCGTAGGTTCTCTTAGTCAGCGTATTCGCTTGTGGACTGTGGACTATAATTGTCATATAGTCAATCTTATTTAACTGATACCGTTAGCACAGATGATTTTATCTGCACACCCCTGATAAGGTTCACGTACTCGTAATGACATATCACTATGCCACCAGACTATTTGATTTAATCGTGTAATTCTGTTTTGCAAAGCCTTGGTATGCATACTTGATACTTTCCATATCAGTACCCATTTTCGCACTATTGTCGCTCATTTGTACAAGTGCTTTATCAGCTTTTTCAGCCGCTTTCTGAGTGTCACCACCTAAAGATTGCAACAAACTTGCCGAGAAACCTGTTACAGTTTCCATATAATCATTAGCTGACATTTGAGCTGTCTTGTAAGCGTTGTTTGCATTTGTGATTACAGCACTTTCAGATTTTTTCAGTACATTGTACTTATCTTGTACTTCTGCAACTGATTTTCCTACGCTTTTAGCATATTCTTCAACGCTGTTTGCACCACCTGTACCAAAAAGCGTTTGAACACCACCTACAAGCTGTTCATTTGAACTGTACGCTGAAACAGATGCTTTAACTAATGCACCTATTGCCGCTGTCGCACCTGCAAGACCAACGCCTAACGCTTTGAATGATACACTTGCGACTTTTTTTAAGCCGTTAAAAGCCGCTCCTGCCGCTTTTTTGGCAATAGAGCCAAGTGTACTGCCTATCTTTTTCAAACCGCTTGCAAGTTTCGACATAGATGTTTTAGCAACATCTTTAAGCTTTGCACCGAAATTCGATAAAGTTGCTTTTGCCTGTGGCAAGCTGCCTTTAATCTTGCCTATACCCGATGCAACTTTGCTTACACTTATCTTTCCAATGCTTTTTAATGCTGTAACAAATCCTCTTGCACCTGTCTGACCGCCTGTTAATGCTTTTGCAGTTGCTGATATATCAGTTTTTACATTGCTTATTCTTTGCTTTGCAATAGCTTTAATAGATGCCGTAAAAGCAGTGGCTGAAAATCTTGCTTTTGTAAATGAATCAGATATTTTGCTGACTGCATTACTCGGCAAGTTTCTGATACTTGACTTAAATTTATTTAAAGCATTCTCACCGCTTAATATTGAAGCCTGAACTGATTTAAAAGTACTTGTAAAGCGTGACATCTTCTTTGCAGAATCTCCAACACTTTCCGTTGCTTTTTTAGCCTTGTCAGCCGATTCCTTTATTTTGTCAAAACTCTCTTTGAATTTGCCTACACTTACATTGCCTAAACCTTTAACCGAGTTTTTTAAGTCATCTAAGCCTTTGCCAACTCCACCTGTTACAGATGCTTTAAGTTTACCCATTTCAGAATTAAGCTTCGTTAAGCCACTTGTATCGGTTTCAACACTTACTTCAATGACATCTCTTCTGATAACATTATCTGCCATACATTAACCTCCTTCCTGTATTTGCATAGTAAAAAAAGCACTCCACAATTAAGGGAGTGCTTCTACTTTTTCTTACTTTTAATTGCTTTTTGTTGTGCTTCAATGTACATATCGAGTGCATAATTGGCTTCCATTATATCCTGAGGTGTCATATAAGGTTTGCCAAATACTGTTTGATAGTCGATTGAGCCTCGACTTTCAAAGACAACTCTCCACGCATTCCAATTACTTCTTGCTTGTTCTTTCAGTTGCTTCGCTGTCTTTCTTTTCTCGAAATTCGCCCTGCATTACTTCACGACCGAAAGCAACAACTTCGTTGAATTCTTCCATACTTTCAAAATCATCTGCTGTAAGACCTTTTGGTTCTACAATGATATTATCAAAAATATACTTTGCGAGTTTTTCAACACTTGTATTGTTTGTGCCGTCAACATAGCTACTGTCAACCGCCTTTAATGCTGCTGAGATGCCACTGAACTGAGCCACATATTCAGTACCGTTAATTTCTTTCTTTACTGTATATGGTTTGAATGCCATTTTACTTTCCTCCATTTATGTAAAATAAAGGGTGCGTTTCTGCACCCTTATTTGCTAATACCGATATTTTAAGAAGCGATAATGTCACCATCGTAAACGGTGAAAGCTACTTCAATATCTTCTGCTTCTGCACCAAGTGCAATTTCAGGAATTGAACTTACCATTGCTTTAGCTCCGCCTGCACGGACCCCAAGTGATTTATTGATAACCCAAAGAGGGAAGAAATCAGTTGAATCCTTTAAGTTAAGAAGATAGCCAAGCTGCGGACTTGTAGACTGAACTGTAACAGTAATTGTGTAGATAGTGTTGTTGATTTCAGAACGAACAATATCGCCCTGAGCACCTACCTTATTACTTGCCAAGTCCTCTTCTTTTTCAACTGAAATCATATCTTCGCCAAGACCTGTTATGTAAACATCATTTACAACAACAGATGTGTCTTTTGCGTTATATCTTGAAATAAGCATTAACCTTTACCTCCTTATTAAAGTTTGCATTCACAGTTTACTTCTACTGTGTGAATTGCTCCCTGCATATCATATGTGATGTTACCACCAACATACTTTCTTGCACTTCTATCCGCTTCTGTTGTATTTTCACGGAGAAGGAAGTTTACAGTATATGTATTAACAATTCCATTTGTCTGTGCTTCTGACATTACGCTGACAGCCGCACTTTCAAGCATTGCAATACCTGTATTTGTATAAGGTACTTTAAGATTGTTGTTAAGTACCTTCTGCAATTTATATTCAAGCTGCTGCTTAATCCAGTCGTTGCCGTCTGTATCGTCTACCCAGAACTTGCCTGCTGTGATGCCTTCCGAAACAACTGTATCTCCTGCTGAGAGAACGATTGTTACCGCACCTTTTTCGTGAATAGCTGAGATTTCAGATTCTGAGAGTTCACGAGGTTCTACGCCCTTGACAATAAGATTATTAAGAGTATAAGAACCAACTGTAAGACCTGCAACTTCACCTGCAATAGCCGCTACAGGGCAAGGCACATCATCTGTAGGTTCATAACAACAAAGAAGTGTTCTTTCAACTCCTGTTGTTGTAATGCCTGTTGTCGCATCTTCTGCAAGGTTCGCATAGTAGAACTTTGGATATGTAGTCTGTGCTTCAATTACAGTCATAATTTCAGCAACTGTTGAGCCACCTTCGGAAGCAAGAAGAGTTACAAGCTGTCTCCAAGCCTTGCTTACATTTGCTTCAACCCCAAGCCAAGCTGTAGCTTTCTCTGTTGTTGAACAAATAGCGATTTTGTCAGGTGCGTGTGTCTGTGAAAAAATAAGGCTTGCTGTCTTATATACATCTGTAGTTGTTGCATAGCCTGCTTTTACTACTTCGTTGATATTTCTATAAGTAGCATAGTTTTTTGCTGATGTTGCTTTTTCCTCTAAGATAAGAGGGCAACCAAAACCAATGCTGCCAATAGGTGTGGCTGAGCTGATATTGATTTTAACATCAAGTGCCATTGTTGTTTTCCTCCTGTTTGATTGAAATAAAAAAAGAATGATTTCTCATTCTTCAATAATTGTTTATATTTGATTAGTAGATATATCCGCTGTTTCTATGATTTCGGTATCAGTATCTCCGACTGTTTCAAGTAGCCAGAAGTCTACATCGAATCCGCTTTTATATTCATATCCAACAGTAAGGACATTATCTCTATTTGTGATGCTTCCTACTGACTGAACGATTATATTATTGTCATTCAAATACAGTGTTCCTGCACGGTCAAACCATTCTCTTGCTTTGCTAATGAGGTTTACGCTTTCAGAGTTGTTACTTGATTGGACTGTAATGCTCCACGTTTGGACTGTAGGTTTTCTGTATACGTTATCATCATATTCACCATATGTGCCGTTATTAGCCCTCATAAGCGTTGTGACGGTGTAAGAAGCAAAAGGATAATCAGGAGGTGCTTCATTCTGATTGTTTCGTATTACAGGACAGCCTAAATAGTCCTTCAAGCCTTTTACTATAATACGTCTCATATTTTCGTAATCAATCATCTTTCTCACCCCTTACATTCTTTGATGTTTCCACCGTCAATTTCGCCTTTTCTTTTTCGTTGAATGCTGAAATGTATCGTAACGTATAAGCATACACCCCAGTGAATTTCGCATTTTCCGTACAGTCTTCAATGCTATATAAAATACCATTAACAACAGCTTTTGTGCCTTTTAAAGCATTTGGAACTGGCTCTAAGGTGAACAATCTTCTATCATTCGTTGTAAGTGTGCCTTCTGAACGATATATCTTGCTTTCTTTGAAACTGATAACTGCACCGTTAAGCGTTGTTTCTTTCACTTCACCTTTTATCCAATCTCCTGCATCATCATAGTAACCGTCAGTAAGAGTGATTAGAGTGAACTCACTATTATATTTCCTTATAAGTCTTTTAAAGTTATATAGTTGCATAATTACCTACTTCTTTTCCCACGTGATGCTGTCAACCAAACCGCCACCGTCTGTCAACGGTGTTGATGAGCCTTTCCATTCAATTGTAAGCGGTGCATTAGGTTTTGTTTTACCCATATTGACTTTGACTTTACTTGCAAACTGTTCTCCACAAGCATCAAGCATATCATCTATAGATAATTTACCGTCTAACACTAAGCGTAAAAGCCTATCTGTTTGCTTTAAGATTTTATCACCGTCATTATCAAACGTGTTTCTCAAAAAGCTTCTCTCAGGGATTCTGATTGACGTTGTATTAGGGTTGAGGTGGACACCTTGATAATGCAACCACGCCCTCATTTTATCCGTTACAGGGATATTGCAACCATATTCGTGGATTGAAGCCAACCAAGCGTGCTTTCCTTTTAATGCACCGATAACTACCTTTCTTCCGCCTATTGTACTAAGTATTTCGGATAATTCGGGTAATGCATTTGTTTCAGATTTATATTTGACACCCACGAATAAATTACCCCCTTTTTTAAGCAGTGCACAAGAAGCAATGTGTTTACTGCTCTTTCCAACGTTTTTCAGCCGTAATAAATCTGACACGGCTTTTCAAGTACGGATATAACAGCTCTTCTGCAAACTGCCATATCATTGCACTTTTATCTGACGTGTCAAAGCTCTGTGATAAGCCCTCAATCGATTCACTCGCTACTCCTGCACTAATATCATTAACATCAAAGAACTTTATTAAAAACAGCTTCACACTTGACGGTAAAGCCTTTATTTCTTCAATGTTTGTTATATCAAATTCAAGTGTAGTGTTATTCAAAATCCATTCTAAGCCACTCTCAATGATTAAAACCGTTCTTGCATCTACTGGGTCAATACCAAGATTAAGACTTTTTACCTGTTCTACGTCCATTCTTTGCACCGCCCTTTGTTTCAGGCTCTTCTTCCTTTGTTACGGATTCAGCCTGTTTCTGTGCTTCATAAGCCTGTCTGCGGATTTCTGCTTGTCTTTCTTTTTCAAGCATAGCTGCTTTCTTTTTTCGTCTAATCCAAAAACTACAAGACATATACAGTCCTCCTTTCTATTGTTTTCGTGATTCCACGCAATTATTAGCCAATCTTATGTCTAAGGCAAGCTAAAGATACCTTTTTATGGTCTACTGCAAGTGACCAGTTTGCTGCTTTTGCAAGGTCAACATTCTCAGGGTACATTTTATTTGCATTTGTATATACACCATTGCTTGTCCAAGAGAAACCACGTGGGTGAATAATCTGACACCATCTGTTGATAAGATAATTTTTAGCACCGAGTTTATCACGGTCTGTTTCAGTGGCAATAAAGCCCTGTGGAGTACCTTCCTGACGGATAAATGCTCCTGTACCTACAAAGTATGTATCGTATACTGGTACAACTGCTTTAACATAAACCTTATCGCTTTCTGTGCTTACTGTGAGAGTTGTTGCACAATGTGGCTGAATCTTTTTGATGTTTTCTTCTGTTACTTCAATCTTTGTACTTTCTGTGCTTTCACAAGCTTCATATGAGATATAAGGCATACCGTCATCAACTTTGATTTTATAACCGAGGTATCTTTCCATTTCAACACTTGACTGTGAAGGGTCGAAAATAGGATTTCTTGTAATCATACCGTTCTTCTGGAGGTATGTGTAAACTGCTGAATGCATAAATACCATACCAAGTGAAGCATAATGGTCGCCGAGCAACTGCTTTGTATCAAGTGTTGCACCATCTGAAATATATGCGGCTGTGCCTGAGCCTGCCGAAATATCGTTTACGTGCATTTTTAAAGCACCGTCTGTTGCAAAAAGACCTTTCATAATTGCAAGGTATACTTTCTGTTCTCTTCCGTTTCTCCAATCTGCCATAAGCTGTGCTATTGCTCCCATTGGGTCTGCACCGCCCAGCACTCTTGCAAGGTCTGTTGTAGCCCACGCTTTACCACGCATAAGTAATGTTGCTCTTGCTTCCTTTGTTGTGATTTTGCCGATTGAAAGGTCATCTTCCGAGAATGTATCTTCTTCTCCGTCTAAAGGATTCCACATTGGAAGCTGAATAAATCTGCCACCTTCTGGTGTGCCGTTGATAAGCTGTGCTACTGTTGCATCAGGTGTAGCAATACCTGAGTTAATGAATGTGTTAAGTTCTGTTGTTCTGTCAATGACGTACTGACTGAACTTTTCTGGTACAATCTGCATATCCGCAATTGTAGTAATCTGATTTGGCATTTGTTTTTTCCTCCTTGATTTAAAATTAGGCATAAAAAAAGCACTCGATTAAGTGCTCGATTTTTTACTTAATTCCTGCTGCTTGCTGTAACTGCTTAGCTAATTCAGGATTATTGATTTCCAGTGTCATCTGGTCCGTAAGATTCCACTGGTCTTTTGAATAAGGATTCTTGCCATTGTTAAGATTTGAGCCACCCTTTGCAGGTGTATAACCGTTCTGCTTGAATCTCTTATTTACTTCTTTGTTTACTGCTTCGTTAAACAGGTCTTTAAACGCCTTGACTTTATCGTTAATTGCAGTCTCATCTTCACCCATTACGAAATCAACAAGTTTTAATGATGTGTCACTTCCGTCATCAAGCCCTGCTTCTTTAAGTGCCTTTACTGCATATAAACGATTTTCTTTGTCAGTAATCGCTTTTTCACGGTCAGCAATTGTCTTTTCACGTTCGTCAATCTCAATCTGTTTGAGTTCGTCGTCCGTTAGCTTTGCTCTCTGTATGCGTTCAAGCTGTTTCTTCAAGTCGGCTTTTTCCTTGCCAAGTTTAGCTGTTGCCTTGTCAACTCTTGACTGGATAATTTTGTCAAGCTTTTCAAGGTCAAGCGGTTCAGGTTCTGGTGTTGGTTCTGGGTCAGGTGTTGGTTCTGGGTCAGGTGTTGGTTCTGGGTCTGACGGCTTTGCATTTTCCTTTAATTTGTCAAACTGTTCCTGTGTAAGCACTCCGCTCTTTAAGAGTTCCTGTAATTCTTCTAAAGTCATTTGTATTTCCTCCTGTTATTGCTCCATATAGAAGCTCGTTTGTTTCTTTGATTCTCCATATAGAAAAACCGTTTATAAAATAAAAAAGTCTTCCGTATAGAAAGACTTAAATAAAAAAGAGGCTGCTTATTAGCAACCTCAATTTTGTTTACTTCACTTTTCTCTTTGAATTCTCTTTTACAACGGCACTGTGGGCTACAGTACCGCCATAAACAGAGGATTATGAAAAGAAAACAAAGCAGTTTAATGTCGTGCTGAGGACATTGCAGAAAGGACATTTTGTCAACTATGACATTTTGTCAACTATAATTATATCACAATATTTTTAATTTTTCTATTGACATAATGCACAAAATAATATAAACACATTTGTTTATTTTTAATACACTTAATTCAGCAGCCAAAATTAAAGCTGCCTTTGCTGATTTCTTCAATGATTTTTGTTTCACCGATTAAAATCAGTTCATCTTTTACTTTCTCCGTCAGTTCATCAATATTTTCTTCTCCGAAATCAATATCAAGTTTAGACAAAATCTTATATACCTTGTCCTCATTATCCTTATTTTTAAGCCATTTGGTGTTTAAGTAAATCATTTTATCCCCACCTTCATCATTACACTTGCTACCAAGCTGGTAATTACCATTTCTTCATTGCCTGTTAGTTCTGCACTGTTGTCAAGTTTCTTTTTTGCCGATTCGTATTCCCCAAGCATCTGCTCTTTTGCATACCTTAAATTTGGGCAGTTTTCAAACATCTTTTTGAAAACATCATCTATATTTTTGTCTATGTAATCAATGTAATTATCCTTGACGTATTTCTTCCAGTCAAAATCAACTTGCATTACGTGATTGTATGTATTACCCCACACTGCTTTTTGGTCTGTCATTCGGTTTGTCCAACCATATTTACCAAAGTCGTAAACAGTATCAAAGTCTTTAAATTCATCAAGCTGTTTCATTCTTGGCAATATCTTTACAAACTTATCAGCGTAAGAAGGTGCTAATGTTTCTGTAAATCCTGCTCGTTTCATAATGTAATGAGATGAACTTTCAGCAAATACCTCTTCAATATCTGTCCAAGCTTTCATTCCTATTTTTCTTGCGTCATTCAAACCACCGTGAGCCTTTGCGTGATATGCTTCGTGAAACATTGTCTTGATTTTATATATATCTGTTCTTGAATCTGTGCTCTGCAATACATATTTATGTACAGTTGTATCACTACTGTTGAAATTCATTAAACAATAGCCGTGAGGATTGATTGCTCTAACCGATACAGGAATATCTTCAAGACCTAATTCATCAAGTGTTTGCCTTGCTAATTTTCTTCGTCTTGGTGTTGTTGATATGTCATAATCTGTAATGTTATCAAGAAATTCAGTATTTACATCTTCTACTTTAAATATATCATTTTCAGACGGTTTTGTGTTCTCAGCAATTACCTTTTCTATTTTCTGCCCTGATGCCTTTGCAAACTCTTCTAATGTCATTACATTATATTCGAGTGTGCATCTGCAATTGCAATCATTAGCAGCTGAACCACTGTGAGAGGGTGCTTTTGTTTTCACTCCATTGCCTAAGTCGAACAAGTCACCAACTTTAATAGTGACACCTTCCATTTTCATATGATTTGCACCGTTCCTGCTGAAAGATGTTTTCCAACCTTTTTTCGTTTTACGTCTCACTTGTGGTCTCACACGTTCATCTTTTCGAGTTCTCCACGTTACAGCATATACAAGACCTGTACCTTCACAGCCTTTTTGTATTCTTTCTGCACAGTCCATAAAACCGCCTTCAATATTTCGGTGTGATTCTGTTCGGACTATGTTTTTTGCTTTACTTTGGCTTACTCCAACCCTGCTACTGATACGTTTCGCCATATCTTCATATCTATCGCCCTGCATAAGACCTGTAGTAAGTTCTTGCTGTATCTGATAAATGATTTCATTTCTATGCTTTTCCATTACAGAAGGCAATGTAAGCTTGCTTATATTGTTGTCTACGGCACGTTTTAAGACGTTGGGATTCACAGCTATATCTTTTACCACATTTTCAAATGCTCTTATCTCTGTGGTCTTTTTAACGGCTTTCAGCATACCCTCATAGCTTCTCTTGTATGTTTCATCTACAAGATTATCTATTTCGTTTTTCAATTCAGGGGATATACTGCCTACTTGTTTCGACACTTCTTCTAAAAACTTTGCTTTTGCATTTTGGGAATCAAGGTATGATACAAATAATCTGCCTTCTTCATCGGCATATTTAACGTATTGCTGTGATATGAATGAATTTAAATCTTCCATCAATGATTTGTAGATTGATTCAAGCTTCTTCTCTGTCAATATCGTTCTATGCTCCGATATTCTCCTTAAATCAAAAAGCATTTGCTGTAGACTTGTTTTACTTTTTGGGCAATTAAATCACCTCACAAAAAAAGTGTGACATTTCGCCACGCTTTGCATTTTATCTTACATTTAGTTGATTTTTTCTTCTATAATCGATTCTGCATTTTCCCTTGATATACCCAATGTTGATACTGCTGTTGTAATAGCTACATTTCTTGAAAGCGAACCTGCATTATACTCTTTAACAATATTCATTAATGCAGAAATTTGAGCACCGTTGAGCAAAGATATTTTAGCTTCACCTGTATTTGCTTTGTCTAAGTCAGCATCTGTTGCTTTGCTTCCATCTGATGATTTATCGCCGTTGTCTGTATTGTCAATACTTCTTGTATCGTCAGGATAGAAGCTTGTTACATTTTCTTTTTCTGATTCAAGCAAACTCATAATATAGTCAACATCATCAATACCTGCAATTTGACTGTATACCCATTCTTTTGGAAGCCCTGCACCGATAAATGCTTGTGCCGTTTGTGCTTCTGATAGCTTATCAAGTGGGAAGTTTCTGCTAAATTCCATACAGAATTGTAGTGGGTCCGCACTTATACCTTTTACATTCCAACTTGAACATAATATTTTCCACATATACTGTGCTGAATTCATCATACTTGCTTCAAATGTTGCACACTTCGTTTCAAGTCCGTGAAGCTTGAATTTAAGTGACACTCCACTTGCATTGCCAAATGATTCATCATTTAAATTTGGTGTTCTTGAAAATCTATATATGTTCTTTTCAAGTCTTTCCAAATGATGTTCTGTAAAAGAATCGTTGATGTTTTTTGTAACCCACTTAACAGGTTCACTTACTGGATTTGAACCTACTTGTGGAATTACCATAACGCCACTCTTTTGAGCCTTTCTCACCGTATCATCATCAATGTTTACACCTATAATCATCATAGCGTGTACAAAAGCTTCTACCTCATTTGAGTTGTCTGAAATCACTTTATCGTAATCATCTATTTCAGATAACACTTTCTCGGCATCTCCAATGCATTCCTTGTTGTTCGCTACTCCCTGCAACGGACAATACGCAAATAAATGTTCCTTCGTTTCTTTCAGTTCAAGTGATAACAAATCGCCAGTATATGTATATATGTTTTTGTTATCATAAAATTCAACTACCCACGATTCAGCACCGTTGAGGTCTTTAACCTTGTAATATCTTATTGCATATTCAGGCTCTGAAATATCCGTATCGGATAGAATAATCGTTTCATATCCGTGTATCGGCATTACTCTTTCTGTTCCTTCTTTGTCTATGTAGAACAGTCTGCCTGAATAGCCGTATATGCTCGCATATTTGGTTACTTCCATATCACATCCAAACATATTGTTTCTTGTTGTAAAGTCAGTAAGCACCTTTTTAGCTTCGTCTAAGGCTTCATCACCGCCTGTTTCCTCTTCTGCTTCTTTCGTGCTACTATAACTGTATGTAATAGGTTCTCCTGCAAAATAACCAACTTTAAAATCGACTATTTCTCCAAAGAAATCATTATTTACTTTGTTATTGATAGGATTCTCTTCTTCATACTTTGGCTGTCTGTTATGTATTGGAACTGAGCCTAAAACATTTCTATATCTGTTATAAAGTTCTCTGTTGTATAAAGAATTCGGGAGATGCTTCTGAATAATCTTATATAACAAGTCTGTTGAGATGCCATTTTCTCTTATAGCATTCAATCCCGCTGAGAGCTCAGGGTAGAATTCATTTTCATTTCTGCAATTCATTTTACTTCTCCTGTGCAACTTCAAGAATATCTGGATATATAGTTTTTATATCATATTCAATAGCACATTTATGTTCAATCCTACAACCACGATATTTACCCCAACCATCAGCAAAATATACAATATCTGCATCTGCAAGCAATTGAAGTGATTTGCCTAAGAACCATAATGGCTTTGCATCGTGTGGTGCTTTTTCAAAGAAGCTGTCAATTACTTCAACTTCTTCGCCAAGAATCTTCTCAGCTATTTCAATTGCTTTCTTACGTTCTGATTTTATTTCTTCATCTGTCTTATCTCTCATTGGCTGACTTATAAATAGTTTTTTCATTATTTTTCTCCCTTATCAATCTTTAATAGCTTTATTTTCAAACTTCTTGTATGCATCAAGATACCATTCCTTTTTATCACCATTGTATGTAAGTTCATAATACATTCCGTCAAACAGTGTTGATGATAAGAGGTATTTCCAGTTCTGCAAAGCCTTGCATTTCCAAACTGTGTACACTTCAAAATCAGGTGTCTCATCTGATTTATCAAGATGTTCTGAAATATAATCCTTTACAATCTTTATTGCTTTTTCGTCCATTTTCATTTTCTCCTTTTCACTTTGCGTTTCTTTAATTTGTAGTTTGGCAGTTTTCTGTCAAACAGTACACGTCCGTCATGCGTTTTCGTAAGACCACACCGCATACATATCCAACAATCGTTAATTTTCTTCCATGCTGTGTGAGGACACATTTAAAACCTCTTTCCTATTCTTGCTAATGAACCTAATTGTAATTGTTCTGTTGCATATCGAAGAGCATCAATCAAATGATTGTTTTCATCAGCAGGTTTTGCCATTGTATTTCCGTGCTTGTCTTGTAGCCAATGATACTGACTTATTTCATCAATAAAATGTATGCAGTCTTTATGCACTACTATTTCATAGCCTTGTAACCATCTTATTCCACGTAAAATACTGTCCGCACCCTTTAAAGCAGGAACGGCATTTACACCATTTACGGCTAAATAGTCAATAGTTTTCGGCTCGGCTGAATCACATATCACATAGTTCCTACCAAACATTTCTTTACTTACTCTTAAAAGTTCAGCATCTGTCATTCCTGCCTGATACCATTCATCAAATACATATACGGTTTTTCTTGCACTATCAAAATGAATTTTAATTAAAGCATTCGGGTCGGTTGCATAACCGAAATCGCATCCACAGTATATATTGTCAAATTGAGGTATTCGGTCTGTTAAATTTTCTACTCGCCAATTATCAAATATAAGTCCTTCTTCAACTCCCCATTCGCCAAGACCTGCGACTTGATATCGCCTTGGTCTGTTTTTTTTCATTTCTTCAAACATTCTTCTATCTGCATCATCTAACCACTCATTGCATAAGTAGTTTGTTGTCATAGCAAGAATATTTTCGTCTACAACATCAAAAAATCTCCGCTTTGCAAAATGTTTTTCGCTCCACGGATTCATTGTTATTGTTATTTGTTTGAATAATGGTGGATTTACAACACCTCGAATTGATTCATCTATGAAGTTGAAATCTTCTTCTTTTGTTATTTCATAGAACTCTTCAATCCAACACCAACACAAAACACCCACATCAACAGATATTGACGTGATTTTCAAAGGGTCATCTAAACCTCTGAAATATATCTTTTGTCCTGTCGGTCTATATGTCATTTCAAGTGGACTGTTTGTGCAATTCCAATACTTATCTACACCTAATCTATGTATCGCCCACTTTAAATCAGTAAACACCGATGTTCGCAATGTGTTGAACGTTTTTCGGATAACGAGTGCATTCGCATCAGGATATTTCATTATGTTGTATATGTACCATAAAGCAGCTGTTTTCGATTTTTTGGAAGCACGGCTGCCCTTGCATACTCTGTACCTGCCTTTGAAATTCCAGAACTTTGTATAAGAACTGCCCACAACTTCTTTTAGTGACACTTTCTTACTCATCGTCCGTCAAATCCTCTATAAATGTTATTCCATTTTCGCTTGAACTGTTTTCTTCATCATTCACAAGCTGAATATCTTTAAGGTCTTTCAATGCACTTGCTATTTGCTTTAAGCCTGCCTTATCTATCCTATCTGTTTTAACACTCTTTACTTTTTCTTCTTCCACGTCTACATATAAGACTTTGCCTGTTGTTTTATCTCTGACTTGCTGAGTGTATTTCCTTTTGTCTTTTGCTAAATACACATCGATTTGTTGTGTAGCAAGTCTTATCTTTTCAAGCAACTCATCAGCGGCATCAGATATTTGAGCCATTCTGTTTGCTTCTTTTTCAGCCAAATTTTCAGCGGTTTTTTGTAATACTTTTTCCGATATTTTATTCTGTTGTTCTTTTCGCTTTAAAACCCACTTTTCTTTTCTTGCTTTTTGTTGCAAATAACTAAAACTTATGCCGTGCTTTTCAGCTAACTTGCGATAGCTAACGTTGCCGTTTATATATTCGTTCTTTATTTTTACCCAATTTGTTTTTCCTTCACTCAATATCACCACCTACTTGCTTACGTTCTGCCCAGTCTATTCCGTGTTTTTCTATAATCTCTTTAAAATCTTCAATGTCGTGTGGTATAACGTAGGTATTTCCCTTACCATCTACACCACAATGTTTTAATTCGTGCCACATCAATATTCTTTTTTGCTCTTCATCGAGCATCTCCACGTTTGGAGCATAAAAGGTAATTATGAAATCATAAGGAATGAAAGCTGAATATACATCTGCTACTTTACGTGTATCAGCGAATACTATTTTGTTTTTGCTTTTCTTCCTTTGACTACTTCTTACAAAAGCAATCTTCACATCATTATCTGTAATGATAGATAATTCAGTGTGTTCTTCAATAACTTCAATTGCTAATGTTTCAAGGTCTGATGCAATTTCATAATCACCTTTTGGCATATTCACTCCTAAAACGTTTCAAAGCGACACATTAAGTGCCGCTCTTCTTCACCAATCTATCTAAGCCCTTCATCGCACCTTTTACATCTCCTGCAAGGACTTGTCCACGTATTGTTTTGTACTGCTGTTTTGTTAAATACTTCTTGCTCTCTTTAAGCCGTTTCCACATTCAGGTTATCCTCATTCAATTCATAGTCATAAGGGTTGAGAGTTTTCATTATCTCTTTCTCATTTCCCTTAACAAATATCAACACATTTTGATGTGTTTTAACAACTTTGCGACCTGCTTCAAACTGTTTGCCTGCTCTCATAGCACCTGTAGCAATTTGTTCTATCAGAATACATTCGTTGTAATAATTAAGCCCTGCATCTTTACACGCTTTTATAGTGTCTCCTACAAAGTTGTAATAGTAACCTTTCTTATTCCGAACATCACCGACTACAATTGCAGCGAAAGCATTGTCTTTTAATTTGTCAGCAGCTTTGCCGATAATTTCTCTATATGCTTCTATAAATTTATCATATGGCATATTACTTAAATCATTCGGGAGGTCACTATATACTTCTAAATCTGCATACGGCGGACACGTCAGCAGGAAGTCATACTTTTCATCTACAAGCTTATCAATATTGCAGCTATCGTCATTTATCCAGTTCGGCTTTTTCAATTCATTTCCGAGTAGGTCTTTTCTCCCTGCAATAGCTTCATAGTTCTCAAAATTTGCTTCTATTTGCTTCGTGCTTAAATCTATACCTGTGTACTCATTGCCGAGCAGAACGGATATAAGCCCTCTTACACTTCCACCTGCAAAAGGGTCAATAACCTTACCACCTTTCGGGCAGAACCAGTTTACAAGAGTTTCACATAGTACTGGGTCAAATATACTTGTTCCTGTCAAGTCTGCACCTGACTTTTCTGCAAGTTCTCTAAGCCCTGCTCCTAATAGTTCGGCATCTCTGCCATTATCACTCTTGATAATCTGTTTCCAGATTCTCTTTCTGTCCTGCCAGTAGCCTTGCCGTGTGTCGAAAATGGAAAAAGGCGGTATAATAAATCTGTCACGCAACGTTTCCCTATTTTCGTCAAGGCTTTCACCTAAATCTTCTTCGCTTTCATCTTCATTTAACAAGTTTTCAATTTCTAATTCTTCAAAACCTGTTAAACCAAGGTCAAAGTCAAGGTCTTGTAGTTCTTCAAGTTCAATTGCCAATAGTTCATCGTTCCAAGAGGCATACTCACTAACACGATTGTCAGCAAGCCTATAAGCCCGAACTTGTGCTTCTGTAAGGTCTGATGCTTTAATTATAGGAACTTCATCAAGTTTAAGCCGTTTTGCAGCATTGTATCGAGTGTGACCTGCAATAATTGTATTGTCTTTATCAACTATAATAGGACTTTGAAAGCCAAATTCTCTAATGCTTGATGCAACGTGTTCAACAGCATCTTCATTATTACGTGGATTTCTTGCATAAGGAATTAGTTCATTTAGTTTTACGTATTGTATCTGATTCCGAATTGTCAATATTTTTCATTCCTCTTGAATTATTTTAAAAGAAAGTAGCCACCTATTTTCATAAGTGGCTCAGTATAAAATTAAAAAGGAGTTTCAACCAATGTCGGTTGTAACCAAAAGATTAAAAGTTAAGAGGTTTTGTTTCAAAGTGACACATAAGAGCGAAAAAATATAAAAACTCTTATTAAATATCAATTATGTAAGACTATCAAATCATTAAGAGTCCAACAAGGGAGGTAAAATATTAAAGTCCAATACAACAAAAGAAAGGTGCATAACAATTCAATAGCCGTATAAGTGTAGCGAAACTCAAGCATAATATCATACTTCATTTGCAAGATACTCAACAAATACTTCTAACCGATAACTGTCAAAAACACATAGTAAACGTTGGTGTTGCAAATACAATTAATATTTGTCACTTATCCACTTTAAATATTATACCACAATAATACTTTTTTTTCAATAGGCAAATTGCACAAATTATAACTAATTTTTAGTATATATTTTCTTTACTTTTCTATGTTCTCTGAATACTTTATTGGAGTTCCAATTCAGCTTTAAACCGCATTCTTTCCAAGTACAGCCTTTGTAATAACGGCAGTAAACAAGTGACATTCCGTCTTTTGTTATGCCACTTGTTTTAAGTATCTTCATTGCTTCTTCCCATTGAGCATCTAATCTGTCGGTACATCTTTTCTTTTTTTCTTCCAGTCGTTCTTTCTTTTCAATATACCTCTCAATTGCATTTCCATTACCACCCATAGATTTAGGCATATCATCAAGCACCTGACACTTTGGAGATGATACAGATAAGCTTATTTCTTCTATTCTCTCATCAATTGACCTAATATCAAGTGCAATTTCTCGGCATTCTTCAAGTATCTTCATTGTGACCTCCGACTATTTCTTTTTGTTTGTGGTAACTATTGCATAGATAATAAGACCTAAAATTTCTGCAAGAATTGTTGCTCCTACACCTAAGAAGAATGGATTTATATACATTGCTTTACCTCACTTTCTACTTGATTATCATTTCAACTTCGTTGCAGAATGTTACTTTTACGCTGTTTTCTTTTGCAGATACGATTGAATGAACAACGTTTATTACATATTTCCTGCTATCATCAATAAGCACATTGTTTTTTACAAGAGAATCCAGTATAAACTTTGTGCTCGATTGAATATTGTCGACATCTCTTCTTCTTGTTTTTTCTCTCCACTCAATAGCAATCCAACAGGGCTTTTCCTGCTTATGTATTTCACCTTTTTTCAATGCATTGTTTATATACACGCTGATTATCTTTTCAATATCAGCTTTAAACTTTGCACCTACATATCTGTTTGCCCTGTTCTTTGCTATAACATCATTCAATGAGGGGAGTTTTTCTTTTATCACGAATGATTCCGTTTGTATCACCTCTTGTATATTTGTTTCATTCCGACACATTTATTGTATCATAAATTACGGATATTATTTACCCCTTAATTGCGGCTTATATATGGATTTGAACTGCTGTTCCTGCTCAAATCTCTTTTTGCTGTCCTGCCTGCACTGATATTTAAACACTTTGTATCTTCCACACGTTTCATAGCAGAATGTATGACGCTTATTGTATCTGCCACACGGATTATATATTTGTTTCACTTTGATTTGCCTTTCTGCCGTTATACTCCAGTGAGCATAACACTTCACTTAATGCTTCTTCATGCAAGAGTAATTTAAATGCATCATCAGGAATATCATCTTTGTACTTCGCTAATTTAGTTTGATAGATTCGTTCTATTCTGTTTTTGATTTCGTCATTCATCTTTCCAACCTCTTAAAAATCCTCTTGATTCTTTATCATCTCCAAAGATTCGTTCCATATCTTTGTCAAAGTCGTGTTCCAAACATTTAAACCAGAATTTATGCTTTTCTTCACCATACCTTGTTCCTGCCGGAACTGAATATTTACAGCCAAACTGATTTCCGTCAAAATGAACTTCTTCACCATCACCCTTTACAACCGTTATACCGCTCGTTTCGGCTCCGGATGCAATAAGTTCATCCGCTTCGCCTATTTTAACACCGCCGATATTTACACCGTTTACAAACGTATTTTTAAGGTATCTTCCTTTAAATCCCATATATCCGACTGTGTAGAGGATTCCGATTGCAATAACAAGAATAAGCACAAGAACAACTGTTATTATATTTGATTTGTTTACTCCGTCTTTTACGCCTTCTCTGACAGCTGTATTGCCTTTTTTTGAAACAGGTTCTTCACCTTCAAAAAGATTTTCTTCGTCGATTTCTTCTTTTCTGTTTTTTATTGCGGTTGCTGTTCCTGCTGTTCTTTTGAATCTTGAATAGGAATCCTGCGGAACTGCGGTTTTTTCTGAATTTCCCGATGGTGCATAATCCCTGCTTGCAAAATTCAAATTTATCGTTTTCATGACTGCAAGATACATTTTGCTCCATGACTCGTTTTCATGATTTTTACAAATAGTATCAATCGCATTATCAAGCATTTTTGTCTCTTCCCATGACAGTGTATTATAACACCAGTTACTAAATTTAATCGCACCTTTCATTGTTTACGCTCCTTTTTTTATTTACCTGTCCTTGTATTCCAATCTTCAATTAACTTATTATGTGCTTCTATTAATCTTTCAAATGGAACGCCTCCCTGAATGTTAGTTGATTTTTCAATTTCACATTTACGACATATTATATACATTACAATTTTTGTTTGACTTATTCCTGATATTGTTTTAATATAATCATCTGGTTTTTCTCCACAAAATGGGCAAGGTTTTAATTCTATCATTTATAATTTCCCTTCCTATCTTTCAAATTTTCTTCAATTACCATATCCATTAATTCAAAATCTTCATCTGAGTGCATTTGCAATTATTCCCGTTTTGAAAACAGCCTCTCATTTCTTTTACTTCTCAAAAACAATTTCGTATATGACATCATTATGATAATTTCCACTTCTATCCTTGATAGCATCAGTAAGGATAAACTTCTTGCCGCCATACTTCTTGCAGAATTTATCATAATGCTTTTCAACTGGATTTCCGCCTATCATTCGCCAAGACATTCTATGTATTTTGTATTCGTTGATTATCTTTCTTAGTTCTCCGTATGTATCAATACCAATAATCTTGTTATTTCTATCAAAAGAAAACAAACCGAAACAATCGGCATTTGAAACATACCAATCAATTTGATAAGTGAAATAGCCTATCAGTTTATCATTATCAACTATTGCATATTGATAAACATTGCCGTCTGAATTTTCAGGAATTTCAGGAGGAGTAAAACCTATCCAACCACCATAAAACAGCATATCGTCAGAATAGCAACACTCAGACATCTTTCTTTGGATTTCATTTTTGTATAAAATAGCAGGTTTAAGCATTATTTTCTTTCATATCCTTTCTCGTTTAGTACTCCTTTATCAATGACAATATTAATCCTAATATTAGAAATATAATTAACGTTTTAATCATTGCTCTTGCCCTCTAAAATGTCGTTAAAATACTCAAATGATAAACCTAATATGCTGCATATTCGCATAAGCGTTATTGCATTTGGTATTCCTTCACCGTTTAAGTATCTGCTGACTGTTGCTTCCGATGTTCCTAACATTTTTGCTAAGTCTTTTTGTCGCATCTGCTTTGTGCTTAATGCTATTCGCAAACCGTCAGCCATTTTTCTTCTTATGTAATCTTCACTCATACTCTCGTTCCCTCAACTTTTTGATTATTTCTTCCTGCTCTTTTTTCAATATTCTGTGTTCTACGAACAAATACAGCGGTACAATACATACATAGACTGCTGCAATTGCAAGTCCCACCACAACGATTATATGACACAGTATTTCCATAACTTCACACCACCGCTTTTAAATATTTCTTTTTTCTACGTTGCTTGCTCTTCTCAATGCACCTGTAACAACGTACCCTACCCTCTACGGCTTTCTCTTTGCCACAGCTAACACATATACCTTTTGCTTTTAAAGCATCATATCGCCCTTTCAGGCGTTCAGACTGCCCTATATTATTTTCTTGCTTTTTGGCTCTGCATATTGGACAAAGTACGTGGTCTTCTATTGCTTCACGTTTTCCACAAACAACGCATATATGATTTTCTTTGAGGTTATAATACCTCTGCATCTCCAATGTTTTTATTTTCTCTTTTTGCATCTTCAATCTTCATACTTTCCAAAGTCTTATCAACCATAGCCGCAAGCTGTGCAAGCTCTTTGATTGCTTCAACTGTGTATTTTCTTACTTCTTTCAGAGGTTCTACAAGTCTGCTTTCTTTTTCGTCCCATTTGATATAATCCCATATTTCTTTATACCAACACTTGCACATATCCACATTTTCACTTGCTTCTTCCAGCTCTTCAAGTGCCACTGCATAGGCTTCGTGTAGGCTGTTAAACGTTTCACCGTACTGTTCTTTTGCTGTCCTGAGTTCACCACATATCAATGTGTCTACTCTTGTGTCTGTGTGTTTATTAAACATTAGCATTGTCTCCTATCTTCTCTACTCGATGTTAGTCTTCCAAAATCTTTTTGTCGTACCATTCAGAACATCTTGCCGACATTGTTCTTAACGCACTATGTTCGTTAGGTGGGTGCCTCCAGTATCTTCTCTCACAAGTTTGAGAACAAAAGCGTGTCCTTTTATCTCTTATGCCGTCAGTCACTACTTCTTTTCCGCACTTTGCACAAGTGAATGAGATTGACGGAAAGCGAGTTTTTGCAGGGTGTTTTCTGCGATATTTTTCGCCACACGTTGCTGAACAATATTTCTGATTTACCCCTTGTTCGTCAAACCATTCTCCACAATTCAAGCACTTCATATTCCGTGCTTCTCCCTGTCACTCAATTCTGCTCTTTTTGCGTTGTTCCAACGGTCTGTTGTGCCGACTAAATATCCTGTTATTCGTCTTATTCTTTCAAATTTTGTCGGTGCAAATGTTATTTTTAAGTCAACATATTCTCCGTCAACAACAACTTCAATCGTATCAATTGTTTTTCCGTGTCCTTTGTATTTGTCACATACATAATCTTTGTAAGCTTCCAACTCTTTCGGTGAGAGTTCAGCCGATTTATCAATTATTTTCATTCTTTTCAGCAGGTTTAACATCTACCGATATTTCTAAATCTGAGATGTTTATCCCATACTCCTTTCTTAAATTATCTTCTATCGCATTGAATTCAATTTCTCTGTTGAACGGTTTGAACTCTATAAAGCGTTTCATATCGTCCAAATCACGCTGTAAACGTTTTACTCCGTACCCTTGGAATAATTCCTTGCTTTTTAAAGCAACCCCTATTCCTGCCTTAAAGCCCTCTCTGATTGCTCTTTCAAGTTCCTTCTGATGAAACTCATTCATCTGACGTGTGCAGTCTTTACACACGTCTTTTGCACGGTCTTTGAACCAAGCCTGATTAATTCTGCTTTTCATTCTGTCTGCCCTCTAAAAGGCTTGTGCTTTCTTTCACATAAGCAGACAAGCCTCTACCCTCTTCAATTCTTGCCTTTTCTTCCTGTTCTTCTCTCCACATTGCAGAACCGATTTCAGTTGCAATCGTTCTGATTGCTTCGATGTCTGACTCTTCAATTTCTCCTGCTGTTCCTGCTATGTAAGTTCTCAATACTCTTTTCCAGATTTCTACTGTTCTCATTGTTTTAAACTCCTTTTGATTTGAATTATTTATGTAAAAGCTTATTTGCTTTCAACATTCTCTGTGCTTCTCTTATCTGTCGGTCAAGTGCTTCCGCTTCGTCATAATACTTTTCAGCATCTTTTACAAACCAAACAGCTAATGCTGTTCCTAACATTCCGAGCGTTAAGGCTATTACCATTATTCCTGTCATTATTAAAACTCCTTTCACGGTGCAGGGCTTTCGCCCTGCTTGTTTACTGTAAAGCTTTGTCAAGATTTTCAAGCCACCAGCATTTATCTTCGTCCTCTTCCTTTTCAATTCTAAGGTTCGTATGTCCTTTGCTTACTGCTAAGTCGTTTTCACTTGGGTTTGTAAGCATTCTCTGCAATGTTTCTTTTGCGTTTTCCAAGGAACTTCCGCAAGCGTAAACCAAGCAACCTGTGTAATTTTTTGTATCTCCTACGATTGTGTACTGTGTCATATTTTTTACCTCATAATCTTTCTGCCTTTCGGCTTGTCTTTATGTTTTTTACTGTGATTATATTATAACATTTTTTTGATACAATTGCAAGTGGTATTTTACACAAACTTCCAATGTTTATTTTGTGCATTTTTGCATAATGTGCTTAATCGATAACAAAGTGGCACAAAGTATTGATATGTAAGCATCAGCTTTCAATCTCTTTTATATCTTCTAATTTAGCTATCATTATGCAAGATGCTGTTGTTTCTTGCAGTTCTACTTGATAATAAAAACCTTTTTCATTTTTGCGTATGATGCAGGCTGTAAGCAAATATTCTTTGTTAATCCCTGCATTGTCGTTGATATATGTAACTTTCTTGTTTAGGTTTTTCTTTACCTCTGTTATATCCATTCTTCAACCTCAAAGCGTTGTAAGGTTTTTAAGTCGGTAGTTTTTTCTTCTGTCATTTGCTACGTTAAAGCCATAATTGTATTTGAACGACTTTTGAGCAATTCTTCCTGCCGTTGCTTCATCAATGTCTGCAAGTTCTTCTATTCTTCTTTCACTTGAAATAATCGTTATTTTATTCTTGTTAATCACTCGATAATTGAGTATCTCAAACGCTATTTGCACATCAGCGGCTGTCGGTGGCATAACGTTGTTGTTCTTGTCCTTACCGTTCTTAAATAAATCATCTATGTATAAAATCTCTGCATTTTTGTACTCGTTAATCAGGTCGTTGTATATCTGAGCATCTGTTACACTGCTTTTAAGCCTTGTAACGTCATCTCTCCAAAGCATATATTTAACATCTTTATCCTGCTTTAAAAACTGTCCTGCTATTGCTGTACACAAAAAAGATTTCCCTGCACCACTTTGTCCACCAATAAAAAACCACGCATCGCCGTGATTTACCACATAATCCATTGCAGCATTTTTCAAGATGCCTTGCCATTCTTCACTCACTTCAAATTTGTTAAACGTGCAGTCCTTAACAACGTTTGATAAGCCTGACTTTATAAATTTTCTGATAGTTCGTCTGACTTTCATACATTCACACTCAACTTGTACTTCATACCAAATGTTGTCGTGCCTGACTTCCATTGTATAACCTTTGTTCTTGCACTTATCGCAGTTGTACTTGTCATACTCATTCAAGTCACCAATTGTTTCATTATAGGTTTTTGCTCTTAACCTCACTAAATCTTCATCAGAGGGTATATTTGGGGTCGATATTCCAGCCTTCGCCATTAGTGCTGCCATTGTTTCCTGCATTTTGTCCATTGTTTGCGTTCTCCTTTGCTCTATTGTCGTAATTTCCTTCTAAAACCTTAGTAATATTTGAATCTTTCATAAGCCAATCAAAATTGGCTCTCCAGTTTCTGTCATTTTTACCTTTCAAGAAGTCACTTGATTCTGCTTTTTCAAACACTGTTTTTATTTGGTCTGTTGAATAACTGTTAAGTCTTGCTTTAATAGCCTTTTTTCTATTTTCCGAAATAGCAACAACCTGTGGAAATGAAACGCAAGTTTCATTATACATATCAACTATCTCTTGATAGTTGATTTTACTGTTTCTCTTATTCTCTAAATCTTTATCTTCTATCTTATCTCTATTATCTATCTCTAATATCTTATCTTTATTCTCTTGTGTTACATCGTTGTTACATTTAGTGTTACATTGTAACGCTTTCTTCTGTCTGTATTCTCTTACTCTTTTTGCGGATGTCGTTTCACTTCCCACCATTTCATCAACGTAGGGAATTCTCAAAACGCCGTCTTCCTGTTCATAAATCAAACCTATTTTTTTAAATAATTCCATTGCTACAATTACTGTATCTATCGGAAATTTTGTATCTCTTGCAATTTTATTTGCATCATAAGGTATAATCATTTCGCCTATTTTTGATTCTAATTTGCCACTCTTATTAACTGTCAGCAAACATAGTTTTTGATACAAAACAATATACTCGCAGCCGTTTTTTTGTGACATGAGCCAATCAATTGTTTCAAGCTCAAAAAAATCTTCTTTTAGCTTTATCCAATAATAACGCTTTTTTTCTGCCATTTTAAATTCCTTTCAAATAAAAAAGCCTACATTTACAACAAGGTCACGGTCTTGAAGTAAAATATAGGCTTTTTGGGATATAGTAAACCAAGGTCAGGGCATAGTAAACGTCCGTGACCTCGTTTACTATATCCAACTAATATTATACCACTTTTCCAGTTAAATGTCAATAGATTTATGCATTTTCTTTGTAAATGTTTCAATCTGACACATTAGCAATACCACTTGTTTCCGCATTCCTGACAGATGCAAACTGTCTTGTTTTTGAACTTTGTTTTGCCGTTTTCTTTACGCTTCGGAACAAGCAACCATAAACCGAAAGTGCAGAGAATCAAGAAGAATCTCATAAATTTTCTCACAATACTTGTATGGTTTGTTTTAGTTTTGCCACTCACCTGTTCAACTGTTACCATTACATTTTCACTACCACATTTTGTGCATTTCATTTTTCATCATCCTTTCGTTTTTGATTAAAACGGAACTTGTCCGTCTGATATGATTTCTTCATATCCTGATAAATCACCAATGTTTGCCTGCTGAGCAGGAATATTTGAGGTCTGTGCTTGCTGTACGAAGCCCTGTGCCGTGTTCTGCTGATACTGCTGATAATTCTGCTGTGGCGGTGTGTTGTACTGCTGTGCCTGCTGACCGCCGTTATCGCTCTTTGAACCGCCGAAACTTACGCTATCTGCTACAACTACCATTGCATAATGCTTAACTCCGTTCTGGTCTGTGTAGTTGTTGTTTCTAAGGTTGCCGTCAACAATAATCAAACTGCCTTTCTTAAAATACTTACCAACAAATTCAGCCGAATTTTTCCAAGCCTGACAGTTTATGAAATCCGCTTCACGTTCGCCTGTTTCTTTATTTGTAAATGACCTGTCAACTGCTACAGTAAATCTTGCAACTGCTGTGCCGTTCTGAGTGCTTCTTATTTCAGGGTCTGCCGTCAATCTTCCGTGTAATATTACTTTGTTTAACATAATTAAAATCTCCTCTAATTACTTCTTTTTTCGCCAATTTACATCTTCTCTCATAACGTCTAAATATGCCGTGTTTTCGTGCTGTTTCTTGTACTCTTTCAGCTTTTCTTTATCCTGCTGATTTTGATAGCACCACACTTTATATTTACCACATTTTGAATGACAATTATCCTTTCTTTTTTCACAATTTTTGCAAGGATTATAATTTTTCATAGATAGCTTTTTCCAAATTCTTTGATAAACCTTTCTTCACTCCACCCCTGTTCAGCCATACATTTTTCTTGACCGTATCGGTGGAGGTAGTCTGCAACTTGCTTGTTCTGATGTGCTGAATACGGTCCGTTCCTGTGACATCTGTCACCACAAAGCAGGACTACAAGTCCGTATTTTTCTGATTTTGGTCTATTCGCTCCACCAAAGATATGTCAATGGTGACGTTCAAGCCTGTCCCCTCTGCCATTTCTTTTGCACAAAAAACACTCCTTATACGTCATTTTCATCACCTCTTTCCCCATTCGTTGTTGAGTGCTTGCAATTGTTCAGGCGGTAACGTTTCAATTTCGTTGATAAGGCAATCTTGGACTATCAACTCGATTAATCGGCTCATCTGTTTGGAATCATATGTTGAACTTCCGTAATATAAAACAACGTTTGTACAGCCTTTCATTTTGCTTTTATAGCGGTCTGTCTGCCACCCTAAGCCGTTTTTCTCCCAGTTGTCGCATAATTTATCTACCGCCTTATCTAAAACGCATACAGTGTCCGACACGCCACCTATTTCCTTGATATAGCTTCTGTATATCTCCGTTTTTGGAATTCTCGTCTTTTCTGCAAGTTTGTCGCACAAAAGCCAAAAGTAAGAGTTAGCATCAAGGCTTCGCTTTTTCTTCTTTTCAGCTATTGTCAGCTTGTATTGCTTTGTATCATCTAAGCTATCAATAAATGATGCGACTTCTGCAATAACTCTTATGCTGTCTTTCTTTGCAAACTCAATTTCTCTCATTCTGCATTTCCTCTAAGCTTTTTTAATAAATCTTCGTGTATCATCTCACGATTAAGATGCAGCTGTTCAGGTGTTACGCTTAAATAGCCGTCCATATCAGGAGCTTCAACAAATTCATAACCGCCACCCCACGTTCCTTCCATACATTGCATATTTACGTACTCTACTTTGCCGTCAGTCAGTTCTAAACTGTCGTGTGGGTCTGTTCCTACCTGATGCACATGTCCAGTCGCTTTATCTTTTACCCATATATTCATTAGCATTTAAATCACCTCATTTCAAACCATTTTTTGAAATCATTTAAGCAATCTGGGCACAAATCAATAAATGAATTACTACAATGCAGTTCCCACGCTATGCCGTATGTTTCTACATTCTTTATGTTTATAAGTTTAGGTGTTTCATACTCATATAATTTTCCACACCTATCACATTTTTTTGCTTGCATTTAATCACCCCCTTTTCAATCGGTACTAAAATAGGTTTTTGATATTCGCCTAATATGTAGTTTTGATTTTTCTCTTTGGGATATGGCAATATAGGATAATTTAAAGCATTTAACCATTTCTTTTTTTGCTTCTTTGAATGTGTTGCAAAATATACATAACGGTTTTTTGCTGTTCTTACCTTTCGATATTTGCCTTGTTCAGCATTTGAATAATGCCTACTGTGTTTGTTTCCCTCCGTCCATTTGTCGGTTCTTTGCTTTGTCTGCCCTGTATAAAGAAAATTCAACGCTTGATAGATATATCCGTTATGGTGCATACCTGTGTCCGAGTATGAAACGATTATCCAATTTTGGTCTTTTAATTTTCTTAAACAAGCTGCGACAAATTCACTTAATGGCTCTTTCAATTCTTCAATTCTACATAAGCGGTTTAATTCATAAACATTTGGGCTGTATTGTTCCCCACAAATACCCACACATAGAGAATTACTTGCAGGCTTGCCAAAAGTACAAACAGCAACCGTTTTGTCGTCTATAACCCAAGCAAAGGCTTTACTTATCGGCGGTTTTCTTCCTGCATAATGACGAGGCTTTAAAAACTCCCACGCCTACTTTGATGTTATTTCTAAAATCTCACCTTTCATTACATTTCCTTTCGTTTTGATAACAAACCGACACATTATGTATCTGCATACTCCCAGTCAGTTGACTTTTCAACGTGTCCGTGAAGTAATGCATATTCACTCTTTTCGCCCATATTTTCCATAAGCCACTCTGTAGCTTGTTGTACAGAAAGATGCGTGCGTGGCACTCGATATTCATAGCAAAACTCGCCTTTTTCCTGCTTTTCTTTTATCTTCTCTTGTAGTTCATCTTCGTAATAGTTTCCCTCGATTAGATATAAGTCATAATCTTTTGCGGATATGCCGTCCATATGTGCCGTGTCGGTTGCATAGATAGCTTTTTCATCTCCTATAAATATTCTATAGCCATTTTGCGGAACATCGTGATATAGCTTTATAGGTGATACTCTACACGTTCCAAAGTCGTACATTTTGCCAATATCCATAACGATGATGTTTTTCTTTTCGACATCACATTTCACTAAATCTTCAACAAGCCATTCACAGCACCCGAAATAAAGAGTTGGTCTTTCTCTTGCTAATTTCGCTATTGTCTTATTCTTGAAGTGGTCGTTGTGAATATGAGTCAACAGCACCAACTTAAAATCTTTGTAATATGGCTTGATTTTTTTGAATGTAACTCCCATATCAACGGCTATGTATTTATTTATAAGCACACAGTTTCCAGTACTTCCAGTTGCCACTATTTCATATTCCATTTTTGCATCACCTCACTTTCTGCGATTTGGTTTTATATTTCATCTAATGAAACTACTGTTTCTTCTTTTGGTTCTTCCTGCGTGATTACCTCAGCTTCAACAACCTCTTTACTTTCTTTCGGTTCAGGTGCTGGCATCTCAGATTCATCATACATTCCTGCAAATTCCTCAACGAATGTTTCTCTCAATGCTCTTGCTTTCGCTACCTTGTTTACCATTGTTGCAGGCTTTGATGCCCAGTTTGAATTCAAATTACCGTCTTTCTTTTTCTGTGCAACTTCATTGAAGCTAACGCTACAGTATATAGGGTGTTCCCAGTTCTTTCTGTAAACTCTCGCCCAACCACCTACTATTGTTTCATTTGGAAGGAAGAAACAACCTTGTCTTTCTGTCATTACTCCCTTTTCGTCAACAACGATAATTCCATCTTCCATACCGTTGTATTCAGGGTGAAGAACCGCCCTTTTCTGTAATACATCTTTTGAAACCACAAGCTGTGCAGGCTGATTTCCGAATTTTATGCAATAAACTTCTTTCAGAAACGGATTAAGTTTTCTCGCCTTGCAAAGTTCCGTGAAGAACTTAAATTCTGGAAGTGTTATCTTTCCTGAATCGCCTACAATGTACTGCTGAACAATGGAAGGTGTAAGTTTAATCTGCTCTCCGTCAACTTCATACTGAACCATTATTTCTTTATTTTTTTCGTTTGCCATAACTTTTTACTCCTTATTCGTAATCATAGTTGTTTTCATTCAAGAACGCTTTCAGTTCTCTAAGCTTTGACAGAGAACCTTTTACCGTGAAGTGAAGTGTAAGAATCTTTTCCTGTTCTACTTCAACAAGCGGTGTAATTATCGGTTCGGCTTTCGGCACTGTTTCAATTACCGCATCAACCTTGCTTACAACTTCTTTCATCGCCTGTTCTCTTGCCTTGCGTTCTTCTTCTCTTGCTTTTGCTTCTTCAATTGCCTTGTATCTGTTTGTTACTGACGTAATAGCACTTGAAACATTCAAAGAGTTTTTATATTCGTAAAGAATCTCGTCTTTATGTTCCTGTGTGCTGATTAAGTTCAAGTCATCACATATACGGTCAATATAATCCTTTGCTTTCTCTTTAAGGCTTTTAAGACTTGCTGAGAGTGTCACATTGATGTTCGCATTTTCAAACAAAACAAAATCATAAAGTGACATTCCAGCAACTGCTTCAACCGAACTCAAATATTCGTTGAAGTAATCAAGAACTTCTCTTGTTTTAGATGCCTTTAATTCTTTTTCTACGGTGTCTATTTTCGATTTTAATTCTTTATCAGCCTTATTATATGTATTTGAGATACAGTCCTTATACACGCTCTCAAAAGCGTTATACGGTGCAAGCACTTCTTTTTTGACTTGCTTTCTTTTATCTTCCCAGTAGGTTAATTCTTTGTTGAGTTCTGCTCTGACTTTCTTAACGTCTTTAACCGTATCTTCTGTGCATACAAGACTGAGTGCATCTTCTACTTTTTTTGTTACCTCTGTTTTGATTACCTGCAACTGTTGCTCTATTACAGGCAACTGCTTAACAACAATCATTTCTGCATTCATTTAACTGCTCCCTTTCGTTTATCTTCTTAGCAAAATACTCTGCTAATAGTCTATGATTATGTAATTCTCCGCTTTCTATTAATTTGACGTGTATTTTCCTTTCATTTCTCATTTTTCATCAGTTCCCACATATCTTCATCTTTGATATTAAAAACCTGCTGAATGCTATTCCATACGTTTGTAGAGCCTTGTCTTATTCCTCTTTCAATGTTTGAATAAGAAACTCGGCTACACCCGATTTTATTTGCCATATCGTCCTGAGTAAGCTTGTTCTTAACTCTTAAAATTTTTAAATTCGTTCTCATTGCCTTGTTTATCCTCCCAATGTTTTTTGATTCTACTGAATACATTGTTTGCTGTCAGACAGCTTACAACATTATCAGTTTCTTTTTCTTCATCTGTAAGCAATCCCATTATTTCAAGTAAATCGCCACATCTACTGCTGTAACTTATTCGGCTTTCAACCACTGAACATACTGTGTAATCATCGTCTTTCAATGACGGATATCCTATTTGATACCCGTCAAAGAAAGAACACATTTCAAACGGTATTCCTGCTTTTTCAAGCATTTCTTTTAACTTAAATATTTCTTTGTACTGCATTTTAAAATCCTATTCCTTTGAAATTCCAATTTCCTTTTTTGACTTCTTCTCGGTCCGCTTCAACCGCCTCTTGATAATCTTCTCGCCTTGTTTCAGTTTCTTTGCACTTCATACAGATACATTGCTCATTAAACATTGACATTGTTCTGCCGTCTTTTAAAGAGCCGTGACATCTGTCACAAAACTGCTGTGTATAAAACTTATCCAATTGCTTCACCTCCTTTAAAGTTCTTTCACTTTTAATCATTCCTTTGTTTTTTCTAACAAAGTGACACATTTATGCCACTTTTAATTCAGCTTCTGTCATAATCTTGAAGCCTTTGTCCTGCCAAAATGAAACGTACACATAAGTTGTATCATCGTAAGTATTATCATAACTTTCATCTGTTTTGAAGATTTCACGCTGTTCAAAGCCTTCTCCCCAGCCGTCTGCATACTGTCCTGTTAAATATTCTTTGAGTTGTTCTGTATCAGTATCATTCCAATCATCTGATACAGTGCAGGCGGCTAAACCATAAAGTTTGCCATTGTAAACCTCTAATCCCATTTTTACGCTTTTAAGTTTCTTGTAGTAGCTGTCACCGTGGTATTCGTCAGCATATTCTGCTAAGTCAACATCTTCATTTCCCAGTGCTTCTGCAAGTTCCGTTGCATAAGCTTCAACTGAATCGTTGTAGTAGCAATCACCACTTGCAACCATTGCAATTAATGTGTTGTAAATCTTTATTGTTTTCATAATTTTTTACCTTTTAGCCTTTCGGCTTCCTTTCATTTATCTTGATTATATTATAACATTTTTATGATACAATTACAAGTGGTATTTTGCACAAACTTCATTGCAAATATTTGTGTATATTTACATAAAGTATATAAACGTTTGCACGGTGCAATTAATATAGTGCATTAAGCACGCTTATAGTATTTTAGTAATCTTATGTATGTAACTTTCAAATTCTCTATATGTAATCAAGTCAAAATTAATTGCTAATTCCACAGCACCCAAAGCCTGAAAAGCTAACGCTTTTTGTTTGTCCCTGCATCTCATATTTTCAGCTAATTCAATTTCTAACGATAATATATCTTGTATGGTGTTTCCTCTGCTGTTAATCAAATTTGTGACACCTCGTTATCATTTTTATCATATTGCTAATTCTCTACAACATTATACTCCTATAATAAAATTTTGTAAATTGTAAAAACAAAAAATTTTATCGGTATACCATAATGATGCACATTGTTATCATTGTATGCTAAAATGGTGTTAAAACTATCCGAAAGAGGGGATTTTAAAAGTGGCAAATGATATAGGTACGAAGTTAAAGACTTTAAGAAAAGGACAAAAATTAACACAGCAAGAATTATCTGAAAGATTAGGTTTAAGCCGTGCAACAATTTCAAATTATGAGGTTGGCAGAAGAAGTCCACATTTGACAGATTTACGCCGTTTTGCTGAATTTTATGGCGTTGGACTTGATTATTTCGGCGTATCAACAGAAAATGAAAGTTTTGAATTATTAAGCCGTGCAAAAAATGTTTTTCTCAATGAAGATATTTCAAAAGAAGAAAGAGAACATCTGTATAAAGAAATTATGAAAATGTACTTGAATATGAAATAACTTGAAGAATACAAAATCTGTATTCTTTTTTTATTTGCAAAATTATATTAACATACGAAAATTTTCATTACAACTACTTTTCAGATACATTGAGTATCATTCTTTTACTTTTGAGATACAAACTGATATGGTATTCTTATGAAGGAGGTGATAACATTGTCATTAACAGTGGGTGAGAAAATTAAAAGATACAGACTTGAAAAGGGAATGACGCAAGAGGAATTAGGAAAGGAGTTAGGTGTTGGGAGGGCGGCGGTGCAGAAATATGAAAGCAACCAAGTACAAAATTTAAAGTCTGCACATATCAAAAAGCTATGCTGTCTGTTTAATAAAGTTCCGTGGGATTTTATTTTTGACGGTTACACTAAATATGCTGAATACAATGTAACGCAAGTTACAGCATTAAGAAAGGCATTTGGTGAAGAGGCGGAAAATATACTTCTTCCGTTAGCAAAGCTAAATGATGAAGGGTTGGAAAAAGTTCGTAATTACATTTCAGATATACTGAAAATAGAGGAGTATCTCAAATAGGAGGAATGTTTCTTGAAGTCAAAAAGCAAGCTGTTCATACGAAAAGCTGTTGCGTATGCTCGGTTCTCATCGAACAATCAACGTGAGGAAAGTATAGATGCTCAGTTAAGAGCAATTAAGGACTATTGTGAGCGTGAGAATATTCAATTAGTGGATATATATTCAGACGAAGCACAATCCGCCAAAACTGACAATAGGGACGACTTTAAGAATATGACAGATGCAATATTCAAAGGTAGTTATGATATTGACGCTGTTTTAGTCCATAAGTTTAATCGTTTTGCTCGTAACAAGTATGATAGTGCGTTGTACAAGAAGTGTTTAAGAGATATAGGGATAAAGGTTGTGTCCGTTACTCAGCCTATAGACGACAGCCCTGAGGGACGTATTCTCGAAAGCCTTATTGAAGCAATGGACGAATACTATTCAGAGAACCTTGCTTTGGAAGTCAAAAAGGGAATGTTGGAAAATGCTCTGAAAGGCAAGCATACAGGCGGTGGAAAACTACTTGGACTGTCTGTCGATGATGAGGGGTATTATTATCCTGACGAAAACGCACCGATTATTTATCGTATATTCAAGGAATATGCGGACGGCGTTCCAAAAACGAAAATTGTTGAACGCTTAAATCGTGAAGGCTACCGCAACCAATACGGCAGGAAGTTCAATACTCGCACAATTACTGATTTACTGCAAAATGAAAAGTATATAGGTAATTTCATTTATAATCACACTCAAACTGAAATCATTCGTTTAGAGGGTATAATCAAAAATCCGATAGTTGATGAGGATTTATGGGAACGAGTGCAAAAGTTGCGAAAAAATGCAAACAAACCCAAACACCGAAAAAGAAAATATCTAATGACAGGTAAATTACGTTGCGGTGTTTGTGGATTCACTTATTGTGGAAGCGGTGCAAAAAAGAAAAACAAAAACGGTGATATGTCCGCTTATTATAAATGTCAAGGTAAAACAAAAAACAAGAACGGCTGTACTAATCCGTCCTTGAATAAAGATTATTATGAAAAGCTTGTTGTTGATACTATAGCAAAAAGTGTCCTGACAGACAATGCTATTAATGAAATAGCGGTTAGTGTGACAGCTCAACTTGAAAAAGAAAGAAAAGCTCCATTAATTCCAACGGCAAAACTAAAGAATCAACTTGAAAAAGTAAAAGATAAACAAGCAAGACTAATGGAGTTATACCTTGACGGTGGTATGGAAATAAAAGTCCTTGATGAAAAGAACAACGCCTTAAAAGAAGAAAGAAAACACGTTGAAGAACAAATTGAAAGGAATCTGTATTTAGAACAGTCAAATATTCTTGACATTCAGGATATAAAAAATATGATATTAGAGTTTCGTGAGGAATTAAAAAACAATCCTGACTTTGATTTTGCACAAGTAGTATTCAATACTTTTGTTGACAGTATCGTTGTTTATCCCGACACTATTGAAGTTGATTTAAGGGTGGATTTCTCCACCCTCGGGGGTGATAAGAGGAAGGTCGAGGGGGCAAGCCACCCGATATCACCGTTAAATATAATGCAGAGTGTCAAACGGAAAACTCACCAACAACCAACAAATTAAAAGGGATTTGAAAAGATGAATTGTATTTTATATATGCCTAATGATACAAAAGTATCCGTTTTTGAACAACACAATATTTGCAACGAAAAAGCTAAACGATATGGTTATTCCGTTGAGCATAGAATTTTTGACATTCGAGGTGATAGGTTTACGGAAGCAATAAATAAAGCTATTGCAAGTCAAGAAATTGAAGCATTGATAATTTATGACAAGTGGATAGTTTTCAGTGATTATGATGAGTTTTTGTTCTACTATATATATTTACGAAAACTCGGCAAAAAACTAATTGTTTGCAAATAATTAAGAGGGGCGTTGCTGCCCCTCTTTTGATTTATCCACAGTTTCCACAACCATTCAGTTAATTTGTTATCAATTCGCTATATGGCAATGTTTCAATCCAATTACAAAAGCTGTGCCATTCATCTAATTTATGATTTTTTCTTGCTTGGTAGATGTTTTTAAGAGTTTCATAATTCATATCCATTGTGCTACGCTGGTTATAGCTTGACGGCAACAGCTGAATCATCTGCCACCAATATAACTTCTTTTTTGTTGCAAGGTATTTCAATCTATACTCATTTAATACATTTATAACAATTTCAAGCGTTGTTTCTGTAACTGTATCGCCCCATTCTATTCTATTTCATTATCATTTTCATCTAACAATTTATCGTGTGAAAAATCATCAAGTGTAAACTCTTTTGATGCTATCTTATGCATTGTACTACAGCTGTTTCTCACCGTTGCGACTTTATATGTGTCCATTTCTTTGTACCAATAAAGCGGTGCTGTTACGTCAAACTGTACGTGAATCATTCTCATAAACTTTCCGTGGTCTGAGCCTGCTTTTACGAGTTGTTTCATTAGTCCAAAATCATTTTTACCAAGGCAAAAACCATATTTGCCGTCATTGCAAGTAAACGCTGGATTATCACCATTAATAACCATCAAGCAATCCTCATTATCACAAGCGTGACTGTCCGACTTGTTCCAACTATTCATCGGATTACGCATTCCTCTGATTGCCACTTTCCAACCAATAACTTCACGTTTTCAATCTTTATCATTAATATTTTTCTCCTTCATTTTGATTCTTGCTTTATCTAAGCTTTCTGTTTTATATAACCAATAAACTTTTCCTCTGATTGCTTTTTCAGATTTTCCAATCCTGCTTGTCATCTCTTGATAATTACAGCAATCTTCAATCATTTCATTCAACACTTGTAATTGCTCATCAGTCCACTTTGACCGAGTGGATTCTCGCAGAGGTCTTTCTTTTAAGCCTAAAACTGTACATCTTTTTTGAATCCCTGCGCACGTTCGGTGCAGTTTGTTTGATATGTCCGTCCAACTGTACTTAAATTCTTTTAAGTATTTTATCAGTCTTTCATCTTCATCTTTTGTCCACGGTTGTTTTGGACTGGCAAAATGCATTAATCGTATTCTGTCTCTCGCTCTCTTTTTTTCAACCCATTCAGGTTCTGCACCGAGTGAGTACTTCTCGAACTTTGAAAAATCTAAAAAATCTTGATTCTTTTCTGCCCACTCCCAAAATTCGTGTATGTAAATAACTTTAAAAGTTTGCTTATCCACTCTTAATTTGTGAGTTGGGAGTCCACGCTTTTGAACCCAAGCAACTTTTTTGTAGCCGTTACCGAAATCTTTAAAGTTTAATGCAGTAGTTAATGCGTGCATAGTAACAGCACCATTTTTATTTGAATCAAGAAACGGTGAAAGCTTTAATTTATTTTTTTTGCAAATAATTGCATTCTTTGTTCTGCCTAATTTCTTTGCTATTGCCCCAATAGACTTATTTCCCCAGTTCTCTTTCAGATATTCAATTTCTTTCGATGACCATCTTCTGTTGCTCATTGTTACCTCTATGACAAATACTTATCGTGACTTAATTTAACTTCTGTTTCGTCACTTTTTGCATATATCGTTGTAGTGCCGATGCTTTCGTGTCCTAATAGTTGTTTTACTTGCTCAATTGTCATACCTCTTTTCAAGCCCCAAGTTGCACACGTTCTTCTAAAGCGGTGTGGGTGTACGTCTTTTATTCCTGCCTTGTTTCCAATCTTTCGCATTATACCTTCAACAGCACCTGTTGTTAGCTTGTTGTAAGGCTTTTTACTTGCTAGA